CTACTCTAGTAGGCGCCACTAGTGGGGTTTCTATGGCTGATAGCTTATTAGCTGTACAGGAGGCTGCGGGTCAAGCAGTTACTAGATCTGTTAACTCTATCATAGAGCTGGAGCAGGGAGCTAAGAGCTCTAAGGCTGCCTCTGATGTAATGCTATCTGCCATTAGTGACGCTACTGCTGCTAATCAGATAGTACAGCGCACTAAAGATACAGCTAACTTGCAGGCACAGAATGCTACTATAGATGCCTTTGAGATTGGCGGTGGTACTGCTGGTCAGGTAGCTCTTATGACTGAGCTTAAGAAAGATAATGATACAGTTACTGCTATCTTAGAAGAGAGAAACCTTCTCGCTAATGAGGATAGGTTCGGTGAAGGCGTAGGCTTACTTGATAATATCATTAATAAGTTTAATACTAATCTTACTAACCAGCAACTTAAAGCAGCTACTAATAAGTTACAGCATACCCAGAACCAGATAGCTAACATCACTGGTGCTACTGAGTCTTTTGCGCGTGCGAATGCAGTAACTAAGAGGACTCTCAATGAAGCTACTATTGAAGCTAATTATAAAGCTATAGGTGCAGATGGTCAGATTAAATCTAGCCAAGCACAGATACAGAACATAAACAGTAACGCTACTGCTATGCTTAATCTTATGAATGCAGATAGTCGAGTCACTAGTAACCTCTTGCAGAGCTATAAGCTAGAAGGCGAAGCGGAAGATAGAGCACTTAAGACTGAGCGCCAGAGGTTCTTAACTGAGCAGATGGGTCACGAACGCGAGCAATGGAAGCTATCTAAGCCTAAAGCAGAGGCAGATCTAGCAGCATCTCAGCTAAGGCTAGAGCAGGCACAGAAGTTAGGACCGACTCAGGTAGCTCAGGCAGAGTTTAATTTAGCTAGAAGTACAAAGCAACAGGCAGACCTAGTGGCTACTGAAGATAGTTTAGTAGACTCAGTGCAGCGAGGACAGTCTCTTGCAGGCGCAAACGTAGAAGATAGACAGACTATCCTATGGGGTTTAAATCAATCTGGTGATACAGGTAAGAAGTACGATAGACTGCAAGAGTTAGGTGGTAACCCTGATGCGGTCTTAGGTCTTACTCCTTCTGAGGCTAAGTCTAGTATTGATACTGTAGCTCCTAGCGGTAACATTAAACCTAATAAAGGAACTAAGTTACTTGCTCAGATTGCAGAGCTTCAGGCAGCTAAGTACGCTAAGATAGGAGCCGCTGTACCTAGAGATAAAGCCTCTCAGGATGCGGACTTTAATACCACAGCTAAGGAGCTAGCAAGCACTTTCTCTAGTAATATAGCAGCCGGTGACGCTAGTAATCCTTATGCAGCACCTCCGTTCTCAGTATTGGAGACTTCGTCTGACTTACAGCTGCAGCCTTTATATAATAAAGTACTTAAGCCTATGCAACTTAAAGAGACTAATGCACAGACTATCTTAGATGCTTCTGTATCTGCTGTACTGGCTAAAGTAATTACACCGGAGGAAGCAGCCGCAGGTATTACCTCTATCTTTGAGTTATCTGCTCTTATTAATAACACACAGGATGGTGGATTTAGAAGAGTAGGCTTACCTAATCAAACTAACTTTAATACTAAGATAGATAGAGCACCTACTCTCTTCGAGAAGCTTAAGTTGGTAAGCAGCACTATTAACCCTGACGTAGTGAGTGGTATACTAGGCGGAGTTAAGCTAATCGCAGCACCTGATGCTGTAATAACTAAGACAGCAGTCTCTGTAGATCTAATGGATAAGACTAAAGTAATGCAGATGATTATTGAGTCCCTTAGCTCTACTCCAGCAGCTGCACCTAAGCCTTAATATAGAATAGATAAGATAGGAATAACCACATGACAACAGCATACGAAGAAGCCCTAAGAAAGGTACAGTCTGGACAGGATCTAACAGGAGATTCAATTCCTAGTTACATAAACTCAGCTGATACCTTAAATACAGCTAATGGCAACCAGAGCTTTATTGAGTCTGCGCTAAGTGTAATAGAAGACGTACCTAAGTTTATAGGTGTATCTATTATCTCTGGAGCTAATCAGTTATATAACATACCAGCTGATATAGGTAATCTAGTATTTGATGCAGGTATAGAGAAATCTAATACTGATGAGGTTATCTCTAGTCTAGACTCTGACTTAGGTTCTTTCTACAGAGAGCATCAGGAAGGAGCTGACTTAGTTGGCTTCATGCTGTCCTCTCTAGTGCCTGGCTTAGGTGGTGTTAAGGTTCTTAATGCAGGACAGAAGTCTTTGCGCTCAGCTATAGGTGCAGGTAAGTTCGGAGAGAACACAGGTAAGGCTCTTGGCTTACTTGCTCCGTTAAAGAAGGTACATATAGATAAAGCAATGCTGGAGGTAACTACCAATAGTGCTGCAGCTAATATCTTAAATGGCAATGCTCTGCGAGCTGTAGCTGCGGGCTTTGGTCAGAATGCCTTAGAGGCAGTAGCCTTTGAGACAGCTGTAGCTGCTACCTTATTCAACTCTCCTATTCTAGAGAATCAAGACTTCGGAGACTTCCTTTCTAATATAGCTTGGGGTGCTGGCGTATTTGGTCTAGTAGGCGGAGTTATAGATACAACTAAGATTAACTTTTCACTTAAGGCTCTTGCTAATAAGTCAGCTATCGAAGCTAGACCTTGGCAGTTCATAGACGAAGCAGCTAGTGCATCACAGAGCTATGAGAAGGTAGCTTTAGATTTCGCACAACTTAATGCTATACCTAAAGTACCTACTGGTCTTGAACCTGCTAGAGCTGCATTCCTAGAGCAAGCCGCTAAGACTAAGATAGTTACTCTAGAGACTAGAATCAGAAAGGAGCTTGGTGATATAGCTAATGGAGACCAAGAGACAGCTGAGACTTTATTCCAGACCTTTAGTCGTGCATCTCTTAATGACCAGCAAGCAGCTTTCATTGGATTACAGACAGCTACTAAGTACGGTACGACTAGTACTATAGCTAAGCGTGCGGAAGTATTAAGTACGCGAGTCGCTACTGGTAAGGCTACAGTTAAAGAGCTTGATGAGTTTGCTGCGTCTTCTATAGAGACAGCTTATGCTAAGTCATGGGGTGAGCAGGTAGGTCTAGTAACTACTGATCGTCCGGTTATCACTAGTCTTGTAGATACTCTTAAGAAAGGAGAGGAGATAAAAGTTACAAGCACTAAGGTCACAGCTGGTAGTAAGAGCTATAAGTTCACTACTCACTTTAATACAGGCAAGAAGTCATTGATTCCTGGCGCTAGTAAGCCATGGAACATACTAACTGCTGATGCATTTGAAGCTAATGCTAGATACATCTGGGCTAGTCGCTTACCTAAGTTTGCACCTACAGCTAAAGCACCACTGACTGTACATGTAAATGATATACCTCTTATGGAAAAGGTAATGCTAGAGTTAGGTGAGACAGAAGCAATAGCTCATGTGAAGTTTACAGGACTAGCTAAAGATGAATTCATAGGTGATAGCTTACAGAACTTTTTAGGTAAGAAGAAAGTCGCCCTTAGTAATAAGCTACTGACTACTCGTGGAGTTACTGGAGCTAAGCAACCTCTTATACAGGACGAGATAGCTGCTATCACTAATGTTAAGTCTAGTATGCTATCTGGTGAGATAGTAAGAGATAGTGTAAGTGAGTACTCTCTTAAAGACTTACTTGCAATGCAAGACCATGCAGAGACTTATACTAAAGATCTAGTAGCTAAAGGTGCGCGCAGAGAAGCTAAAGGTTTAGTTGATATCTGGAACGTACCTCAGCATATGAGTCTTACTTATGACACTACTCCGTTTAAAGGTCTTAATAACTTCACTACTGAGAACATGGTAATTATAAAGGAACAGCAGAAGCTTTATCAGGAAGGAACTGCAAGAGCTGCAGCTAATGTATTAGGTGATGACTACAGTAAGCTAGAAGAGATAACCTCTGGCAGAGTCTTCTCTGGTGCTACACCTAGTGGCGCAGGGGCTGGTTTTGCTACAGCTGCAAGTTCGAACTATGGTACCTTAGCTGCAAGTGTTGAATCTATTGGTCACATCACATCTCGTATGATAGATAAAGGAAAGGCTAAGAGCAGAGAAGTACTTGAGCCATTACTGTATAAGCTAGGACAGAACGAACAAGCTGCTATTGAGTGGTCTACTCTTAATGCTAGGGTTCGTGGTATTGAAGGAGAGTACGGACTGAACGCAGCAGGTGATGCACTAGAGCCACTGGCTTTGCTTAGATGGAAGAAGGCTGTACAGGAAGCAACTGAGGCAGGTAAGCCTCCACCTAAGAGACCAGTCCTAGCCAATACAGCTATGGAGCCTAGAATCGAATTAGCTACACCTGAAGTTCGCGCCCTTGCTAAGGCTCATATTGAGATTAACGGCACAAGAACTAATGGACTAGCTGGCATAAGAACTGCACAGGGTACACAGTTTAATCGCGCACCTGATGCTTTCTATCCTATACCTATTGATACTAAGGACTTCCCTCACTTCGCTATCGTAACTGATGAGTCTATCACTAGCGGTAATCACAGTAAGACTCTATTCGCTGCATCTGCTGATGAACTTGATGGTATGATTAAGAAGCTTAAAGAGAATCCGCAGCTTAGGATCAGAACTAAGAACGAAGCTGAGGCTTACTTTAAATCGCAAGGTACTTGGGACTACGAGAAGACCCTGAATAATAATTACTTAGATACTGAGGCACTGCGTAAAGGTGTAAGCTCTCCTATCCTAGTAGCTACTGACCCTACTAAAATCACAACTGATATGCTTAACTGGCACTTACAGAGAGAGACTGGCTTAGTTCGTGAGGCTGTGTCTGCTAAGTACGAGGTACAGTTTAATGAGTTGCGTAGGTTAGGAGATGAAGCTACTAATGTCGCTACCTCTAAGCTCTCTAATGATAACCTTGTAGAGTTCGCAGAAGATGCAGTTAAGAATCCTTTCTCAGATTATATAAAGACAGCACTTAATATAAGAAAGACTGCTGACTATCCTTGGTGGGTTCAGACTAATCAAATGGCAGATAAGGCTGTAAGCACGTTATTACAAAAAGTGAGTAGAGTTGTAGAGACAGCTAAAAGCCCTGAAGAGTTAGCTAAAGTTAATGGTATGCTTAAGAAGGCAGGCTATAAGGGCGCAGCTTATGATGAGTCTATGGCTATCTTTGCTAATCACGAGCCAGCTAAGGGCTTACTGACTGCTACTGTGCAGAAGGTTAATAGTATAATGGCTACTGTAGTACTGAGATGGGATGCTCTTAATGCTGTGAACAACGCAGTCAGTGCTAATGTACTGCTAGGTGCCGAGACTAAGGCAGTCACCAGAGCAATAGCCAGAGGAGATGCAGAGGCAGTTGGTGCTCTTAGTAAGCTTATGGATGTTAAAGTCCCAGGCGTAGAGGCTATGATTAAAGCACCTCAGAAGCTTATTGCTAACTCTATCCAGAAGTTTAATCGCTCCGGTCCTGAGATGCAGTTCTATAGAGACAATGGATATATTACAAGTATAAGTGATCAGTACACTAGCGCACTAGATGACCTTACATTCACTGCAAAGGAGACTGTTAAGAACTGGGATACTAGAGTTAATAGCGTGCAGGATAAGCTAAGAATCGCAGCTGATACAGGCGAGAAGTGGACAGGTAATAGATTGGCTGAGGAGTTTAACCGCTTCGTAGCTGCTGATGTCATGAAGCAAATGACTGATGTAGCTGTTACTAGAAATCTTATGACTGCTAAGGAACAGCTAGCTTATATCAATACCTTTGTTAACCGTACGCAAGGTAACTACTTAGCTGCACAGAGACCTATGATGTTCAAAGGTCCGGTAGGTCAGGCTATAGGTCTATTCCAGACTTATCAGTTTAATCTATTACAGCAAATGCTTCGTCATGTGGGAGAGGGTCACGCTAAGGATAGCATGGTTCTTCTAGGGCTGCAAGGTACGATACATGGCATGAATGGACTACCTGCTTTCAATGCACTTAACACGCATCTAGTAGGTAACGCATCTGGTAACACAGAGCATAAGGATGCATATAGTGCTACGTACGGAGCAGCGGGCAAAGAGGCAGGTGACTGGCTTATGTACGGTATGGCATCTAATGCTATTGGATTGCTTCACCCAGACCTTAAAGTTAATCTATACACTCGTGGTGATATCAACCCTAGGCAAGTTACATTAGTTCCTACCAATCCAGCTGATGTACCATTCATAGCAGCCACTGGTAAGGTGATAGGAAACCTAATAGATACAGCTAAGACACTGGCTAATGGAGGAGCTATAGTTAATACCATACTGCAAGGTATAGAGCATAACGGGCTTAGCAGACCATTGGCGGGCTTAGCTCAGACGCTGCAAGGTTTTGATAATCCTGAGCAAGCGAGTTATAGTACTAGTAATCAGGGTAATGTGATTGCAGCTAATGACTTGCTGTCTCTTACGAACCTAGGCAGAGTAGTTGGCGGCAAGCCACTGGATGAAGCTATCGCATTAGATGCTACGTATAGATTTAAAGCTTATGGTTTGGTAGACAGTAAGAGAAGACAGACGCTAGGTGCTAGTATCAAGACTACTATGATAGGAGGCAAAGAGCCAAGTCAGGAGCAGATAGAAGGATTCGCTGAGAGTTATGCTAAGATGGGCGGCAGACAAGATGAGTTCAATAAGTGGTTTGGTCAGTTGTATAAGACTGCGAACTCTAGTCAGACTAACGCCATACAGCAAAGCCTAAGGTCACCATTTACACAGAGCATGCAGAGAATAATGGGAGGCAAGGAGCAGAGAGATTTCTCAGGGAGTACGGGAGAGTAGGTAAGATCTGTAGATAAAAGAAAGCCAGCGCCTAGTGATAGGTTAGCTGGCTTTTTTATTGGGTGGGATTTAAGATCTAATTGCTAGTTTCTCTAGTACGTCATTCAGTACGTGACCCTTAACTAGAGCCTCCAGATTCTCTATGCCTGTATCTAGATTGAGTATCTTATAATCTCCATGTAAGATATCAACTCCATCCTCACTAGAGTGCGCTTGCTCTGCGTTGGTAAGATCAGTCTCCAGACTAGGTCTGCTTACGTGAATCATAATACCATGCTTACGACAGAACTCAGCTTCGTCATTGAATCGTACATCAGATATAATAGTCGTCTTATGTATGAGCCTAAACTCTGCTGTCTTAAGCCAGATACTCTGGTCTATAAGCTTTCGTCCCCACTCAGTGCCTAGGGTCTGAGCCATATGACGATAAGTCTGCCCGTATATCTCCTCAGCTCTAGGGTCTTTATCTTCCATACCTAAGCCTACGTGTAGCATCTGCTTAAGTGGAGTAGCGAAAGAGTAGCGACCATACATAGGATCTTGTAGCTGCTTCGCAGAGTTAAGTGCCTCCTGTAAGAAGTCAGCTATAGTATCCTTACCAGAACGAGCCGCACCTGCTATGCCTATTACTATTGTAGATTGTTTCATTTTAGCTCTTGCCTCTTCTTCTGCTTCGTCTTTAAATCTATCTACCCAATAAGCTTGACCTGAACTCATAACTTCTCTCCTTCCTATCTAGTGACTGTTAAGTATAATACCCGAGCCTGCGCCCAATCTAGTATCTACCATTCGTTTCGTAAGCTGTGGGTATAGTATCTCCAGATCCTCCTGACTATACATACCATCCAGCATTACATTACAGTAAGCAGCTATCTCACCTATCGTATCTGCCCAGTCTGGCTCTTGTCCAAGCTCAAGCAACTGAGCTACAAGTACTGGGTGACGATTACATTCAGTAAGCATAGCTACTCTAGCTGGCGTGAAGTAACTAAGTACTACCTTAGATTTATCTTTAGGGTTAAATACATTAAGGCTCATAGTGACCATCCTGCTGTCTTAGCTATAGCAATTAGATGTAAGGCTTGAGACTCTGCATCATCTACTGCGTTATGGTAAGTACCTACACGACTGAGCTTAACACTAGGGTATAGATTCTTAACTGTACGGTAGCACCTATCATTCCAGAACTTCCAAGGTAAATCTAGCTGCGCTTTACTATAAGCTGTAGCTAGTATAGAGTTGTCAAAGCTAGCTCCGTTGCCCCAGATTACTGGGTTAGGTTCTTCGTTTATCCACTTACCGAAATCTCTTAGAGCTAAGTGCAGCTTAATACTAGGCGCAAGTAACGCATCTCTAGCCTCTTGACTCTGTCCTAACCACCACATCACCGTATCTCCTGTGACTTTAAGTCCTGCGTTTAGCGAGCTCTGTAAGTTAACTACTGCATAGAACTTATTAATTACTCCTCCCATACCAAACCTTACAGCTCCTATAGCCACTATAGCTGAGTCCGCTGCTGTACCCATTGTCTCTAAATCTACCATTATATTATTACTCATGATACCATTCCTCTCTCTTCTTGTGTTAATAAGCTCCAGTCTATCGCACCTGCAACTCCCTCTTCTCTTACTTTCTTATTAGGTAAGTAAGCACTATCTCCTACTACTTGAACCTTCTCAGCTAATTGTAAGTTACTTATAACCTCCACTAGTTGATTCCTGTTATCCAAGTCACTGACTACTACCTTCCATAAGTCTCTAAATGTCATAGGCTTATGTGCAGTATCTAATGCAGCCATTACTTTCTGAGCTACCTCACTTGTCTTAGACTTACCAAACTCACCTAGTGCTTTAGGCATTAGATGCTCAGTGAATGTAAGTAGTGTAGATGCGGCTAGTATATCTTCCAGCTCTAGTATCTTACTGAGGCGACCTGCGGCTGTTAGCATAGCAAGTTTTAAGAGATGAATCAGTCTGCGATTCTCGTAAGAGTCAAAGCGTAAGTCATTCATACCTCCCCACTTGTGATAGATTGTATCTAACATTTCGTAACCCGCATCTGAGATAGTAATCTTACCTTTCATTACAGACTTAATCTCATGTAACTTAAAGATAAGGGCAACCTCTAACTTAGCATTAGGGTCGGGCGGTATAGTATACAATCTGCCTTTAGGTTCTGCATAGATAAAGATAGTACGAGAGAAGAACCCTTGCTCTAAAGCCTCAGGAGGAAAGAGCTTATTAAATCCTACGAAAGTGTTACCACCTAGTAGGTTAATAGTAGGGTCAGGTATATATACAGACTTACTGTTCTTAAGCTTGTAATCAAACACACCTTCAAAGTCCCATAGGTCACCTAGTATAGACATAAAGTCTAAGTTACCTGTACCTATAAAGTTATTAACTTCATCGGCAGCTATGAAAGATTCGGCTGGAGGTCTATCAGAGTACATGTCTATCTCGTTACTATCCCCAGCCCCGAACAGGTTCTCATCTAATATATCATGAGCCATATCTCCGTTACTTTCTTTATAAGCTAAAGCCTCTGCTGTCTCTGCAAGATCAGTCAGGTATTTTTCCTGTCTAGTCTTACGGGCGGCAAAGTTCTTATAGCCTGCTTTCTTTAGTACCTTAGCTCCTATCTTAATTGCAGTAGATTTCTTAGTTCCAGCCAGACCTACTAACATTACATACATATTAGGGTGGATAGTACTATGGCCAAATGGAAAGTGTATATCTCTACCAAGCCACGCAGCCAGAGAAGTAAGTCCACACCATCTATGATAGAAGGTAGGACTCTCAGTCTGGGAGGTGTATTGTAGATATAAGTCCATGAAGGTCGATTCTTTATTCTCCATTGTTGTTGCTCTCTAAGTGCGAAGCGAACTCGCCTTGCCACTCAGCTGCCTTAGCTTGGTAAGCCGCACTTGCTTCCTCTGGGGTAAAGTAGGAGCCTAAGTTATAGTTAGTGTAGTTGTATTTAATCCTAGCTACGAACTTATCTCCTGCTCTTGTTACTCCTTTAGGTAGCTTAGACTTCTTGTATTTGTTTACAGGTCTGTTGAATAGCTGCTGTTGAGCTGTAGCTAACCTTAGATTACTTCTCCTGCTATCTAAAGTATTGCCACTCTTGTGATCTACTTGTGTGCCTTTAGGTGCATCCAGCAGTACTCTACTGTAAGGCTCCCATATATGATCGCCTCTAGAGTAAGCTAGGCAGAGGTAATCTCCCTTCTCTACTCTTACGTACAGGTCGTGGGTCTCGGCGTCATCATCAAAGATACACTCTTTGCCTGATATCATTACTCTTTTCATTATAACGTACCTCTTATTATTCTGTTTCGCTCCAGTACTCAGCGCACTGTTTAGGTAGGTGAAGACCTCTCTTAACTCCAGCAGGAACAACAAAAGTCCTGATCTGTCCGTCATAAGCTTTCAAGGTTAGGGGTACTTCCATGCGCTCTTTGACCATATCACATAGGTAGTCATGACCAATCCTGTACTGGAAAAGGATGGAGTCGTGAATTTGAGCTAACAATTTGAAGTTAGGTGCATGTTGTGGGTTGATTGCTATATCCTGGAACACTGACAAGTAAGCTATATTAAGAGTCTGTGCGTTTAAGCTCTGCGGCGGGTGTGCTATGTAAGCATTAAGCGCTGGTTTAGATTTAGATGGATCAGAGAAGCAGTAGCGTACCCAAGCCTTACCCGCTTCGCGAGCGTAGTTAGTCTCAGCTTTTTCCATAAGCTCGTGCAGATTACCTGCGTGCTTCCAGCTATGATGCACTGCTGTACTCGCAAGCTTATGAGTAAGTCCTATCTCTGCTATAACTCCCTTATAGAATGTGCCTTTAATCATAGGGTATACTTTATGAAACTGAGCAAGTAAGTACTCAGCTACTTGGATATAAGACCAGAAGCGATTCAAGCCTAAGAGCTGCTTGGCGCGCACTATATTAGCCTCGCCCATAGTA